GTTGTGCATTTTTTTCTTTTGTAACGGCTTTTTCTCTAGCCAAAATAGCGGCCTGTATTTTTGCCAATTGTTGATCTGTTGTTAATGCTTTCTTTCCATATTTTGCCTGTAACTCTAAAGCATCAATAGTTTGTTGAGATAATCCTAAATAACCCTTAGCGGCTAAATATTGCTTTTGGCGTATCTTAAAACCTTCTTTACCTAAATCTTCAAAGGTAGTATTTAAGGCAGATAAAAATCCCTTTTCACTAACAGTTTTACCAAAGCCAATTAAAATATCTGCAAAACCACCACCGACACTTTCTAAGACCGCGCCAAATGTTCTTAAATTATCTGTGCCTGTTACTATGTATGAAGAAGCAATTAAAAATCCATTACCTAAAGTTTCAGTGGCTTCACCGGCACTAATACGGAATGACTTTAATTGACCTTCAAAGGTTTCAGTTTGAGCTTCTGCCGCACCTGTATATTTATCTAAGTTTTGAATTACTTTTGCAAAGCCCATAGATTTAGCTTCTGCGGCTGTAAATCCAACGCCTAATCTAGCAATTGAAGTGTAATTACCCAGTGCCGCTTTGTTTATAGCATTTAATACGCTGTCTAATTCCGCACCTGTTCCGGCTGAAATATCTAAAGCTTTACCTAATAAAAGTTGCGCTGAATCTAAATCTCCAGTTTGTGCTACAAGTTTGCGTAATGCCGGTACTAAACTTTCTTCCGTAACATTGGTTGCGCGTTGTAGATCTTCAATAAAGATTTTTATGTCAGGCAATAAACCTTCTTTCCCTACGCTTCTTAATGTAAGTTGTAATTGCTTATCTAATCTTTCTTGCGCTAAAGCCGCTTGAATAGAATTTTTAGCAAACAAAGTTAAGCCTGCGGCGGCGGCTATTGCGCCTGTTCTAGCAAAAGATCTTAATCTGATAGTGCTAGTTGCAACAAACTTGTCAAAACCCTTTAACTCTTTTGTGGCACGCTCTAAGCCTTTTTTATCAAACTTAGTTAAAAAGTTAATCGCTACATATTGACTTAATGCCATGACTAACCTCTAAATTCTTTGCCTAGATATTTTTTAAGCACACCATATAGATTATCATTTACTTGGCCACCTAATTGTTGTGATGCCCTGTAAATCAATCTTTTTTCTTTATATCCTGCAGTATTAGCAGTGCCTTCTAATTTACCAATAAATGATTCACTGGCATTTGGGTTACGGCTTGTACGCCTGGTTCTGCCCCTAGATCTTGATGTACCAAAACCTGCCAACTCATAAATAATACCTGGTACAGATTTGTTAATAATTGCCAGTGCGGTTACGCCGTATGTAATCCCCTTAATTCTTTGTACTTTAGTTTTAGCAGTGCTAACTCTTATGCCGCGTATAACTTCTGTTTGTGACCACTTCCATCTACTTCTTTTACTCTCACCATAAGTTCTACCCCGGTGAGTTGTGTCATTAGCCCAACCCCATGCAGGTGGGTAAGAAGGTTCAACATCACGCCATCCTGGAAATGGCTCATGTGGTACAAAACTTTGAGCTAATTTTGCAACAGGCTTTACAGCCTTTGTTAATTCCCTTCTAAATTCTTTTTGTAAATCCGGCTCAACTCTTTTCATAGTTGCCATTAGTTCATCTAAGTTTTCAACATAGATTGAAGGCGTAGCCGCCAATGATCTTTGACGGCCAGGCAATCCTGCATAAAAAGGTTTCATTTTCGCCTAACTGTTGCCTTCTTGTTGTTGTAATACTTTTCTTGCAAGATGGCTTTGATCGCTGAGTAAATCGCTGGATCAACCTCTAATAAATCTTTAGGGCTAATACCTGTTGCCACCGACACGGTAGCGACTTCATAAATTGATCCGTGCCGGTCTATCCATTTTTTGAATCATAAATCAAATCAACATCTGAGTATTGATTGATGTAATCATCACCAAAGGCTAGATCTGTTTTACCTGCATCTTTTTCTAATCTCCAGGCAAACCACCACAAATCAGATTCCATTTGTAGTTCGCCTAATCTCTTACGCCAACCGGTCTTAAATTCGGCTTCAAATGCCACCTTAGCGGATGGCGTAAGATCATAGGTTACTTTTTTACCATCTTTTTTAACAATTTCAATTTTGTGCATTGTCCCACCTTTTCTTTATTACGCGCTTGTTGATTTTGTTAATGCAGTTACTGGTAGTGACACTGACACGCTTGCTACTGCATCAACAGCACCATTTACAGGTGTCCATGATGAGATTAGGCATGACATTGTGTAACTAGGATTTGTTGCGGTCACTGTTCCTGATACTGGTATTAACTTGATGTTAAGTTTTGTACCTAGTGCATCTTCAAACAATGAGTTCACTGATGCTGATGCAAAATCGTTGTACAGTTCTAAATTAAGCGTTGGTCGCTCAATTCCACCGATCATGTTCTGAACGGTATCGTTCATTGCAGTGATCTCAACCTGATCAATTTCGCGTGCAAGGCTTACAGTGCTGACATGATCAGTAATGGTAGTTGTACCTACAATCACGGCAACTTTGTTACCCATAAATATGGCCATATTTTTCCTCTCTTACTAACCTATCAACTCTACTGAATATTGATAACTTAGGTAATCAATATTAGCGGATGTTATTGTTCCAGGGGATGCAGACACAACCCTTAGAGTTTGTACAGCACCGCTTAAAGTTTTATCAGCTTCAATCGCGGATTTAATTGAAGTTGAACCGGATGAAGCAAGTAGCCCATCCAATCTTTCTTGCCCATTTCTTTCACTCATTCTGCCAACCACAACAATTACCTGACATGTTGCAGAATCAAATCCTCTATTTAATGTAAAATCATAATTCATTGATAACTGGCCAACTATTGCAAAAGCATTGTTGGTAGGTATGTTTGTAGAATCAGGAACATAATCAAAAACACGCAATCCGGAGATAGTCTGTAATGCGGTTTTTAGATTATCTCTAACGGTACTAGGTGTCATGCAATTACTTCTTTTTTATACGCTCTGACCATTGCAGTTACATCTCTACCAATTGGCGACATTCTTACAACGCCTAGATCACCTAAACCTAGTATTCCACCTGGCGCATCTTTACGCTTATATAAATCAGCAGTTAAAATTAAGCAAGCCATATTTATATCATCCGGCACTGACGGCCAACCCCATTTTGCAGTTACCTGTACACCTGGGCGTAATCCATTTTGAGTTAGGCCTGGGAATATTGGCCAGGTTTCAGTATTAGATACCATTGTTAATTGAGTGTAAGGCCTACTTAAAGAAGGCGCGGTTAGTGGATCTAAAATATAATCTTGATTCAAAGTTAAAGTTTTTGTATATGTGCCATTACCATTTTCATCTACTGCAACGGCTAAGTTTGTTGTAGATCCAATATCATCTACATAAACAAAAATATCTGAGTAGGCACGGTAAAGCCGGGCTGATGCGTTGGCATCTAAATAAAATCTTCTATTAGCAATACGATCTATTGAGCGTGAAGCTGATTCAATCAAATCTTCTAACAGGTCATTATCAGTATTATCTGATATAGACATGTAATTCTTGATCTGAGTTAGTGTTGCATATCCATTAGTTATAGCCATGATCGGTATCCAAATTCTGTATTGCCCTGGGACATTAGACAAACTCCATTCTTTAGATACCGATCATAGTTAGAATCCAGGCGGCGGAAGGGTGGCCGCCTGGAAACTTATTTCATTAGAAGCTTGGTGTTGCCAAACCTGTTCCGTTAATTTGTGCAATAGCACCTGGATAACGCTCACCTGTAAAGGCTGACATTCCAAATAGAACAATGTTTAACGCAACCTTGCCGCTTGGCTCTTCAAATGTTACATAGGTTGGGGCTGCTGCCTCTTCCCATAGATGACATTCATTTAGATCCACAACAAAGATTGTGTCTTGATTTGTACTTGCACCTTTGTTGGTAGCAATATTGGCATCAACAATAATTGGAAGTCCAAGAATTGAATAACCTGAATTGCCATAAGAAGGTGTGCCATTTCCAACACCAATTGCGTTCATTGGGCTTTGGGCTTGTGGTACAACTAATGGGCGGTTAGATGAATCTACTCCAGCCAATAGCATACCTAGACGGCGTGGGTGCATAACGATTGCATTTGGATTAGCAAAAACAGTTGATTGGATCTGTTGAATTGCATCTGCAATCTTTGGATATAGTCCTGCAACTGTTCCAGTTGTAGCTGTATAAGTTACAAGGATTCCAGTTGTCATGCTTGCAAGTCCTAATGGCTGACCATTTGAGCCTGATCCATTTAGAAGTGAGTTATCTAATTTAGTGTGATAATCACGGATCAAATCACCTAACACAATGTTTTCAATGTTGTATCCGCGTAGTAATGCTTGCTTAGATACTGATTGTTGTCCGGCAATTGTATTTACATTGACGGTTAATGTTGTGTCTGCAATATCTTGTGATACTGCGGCAGTGTTTTGTGATGTTTGGTAAGCGGTAATAGTTCCAGTGTTGATTTTGGAAATTACTACTGACATACCTTGTGTTGGTAGTTGATGCTTGCGTGCGGCATCCGCGAATGGGCGGCCGGCGCGTGCTAATGGTGCATATAAATCAACTAGATATTGTGGCACTACTAAGCCTGCGAAGTTAGATGTTCCAACTGCACGCTTCTCAATTGCCATTTCCTGTTGGTGTCTTGCTATGCGTTGTGCGGCATCTGCATCAGTTTTGAAGTTTGCTTTTAACGCATCAGTTAAGAAATCATTTCCTGATCTCTCTGAATAAGTTAGTTCTTCGCGTGTAACAGAAAAGCCACCTGCGCGAACTTCCTTCTTTGGCTCAACATTCGCATCAACTTTAGCGGCTAAATCAGCAGCTTTTTGATTGCGGATCTCAATATCGGACATCTGCTCAATTCTTTCATCCAACTTTTTGATCTCTAGGTTAAGGGCTTCTACATTAGCCAACTCAACCTCTGATAGATCGCGTGCTTCTTCTGCGGCACGATCTAAAGTTGCCTGAATAAGAGATGTCTTTGATTCGCGCTTCTCACGGAGAGAAGCAAGAAAAGTATTAGACATTTTTCTCCAATTTGTTAGTTGTTTAGTGAGAAGGTGTAACGCGCCGATAATCGGGGTTAGGTGTTCTACGACTTATCAAAATTATATCTCTTTTTTCAAATCTTTTAGTATTTGTAAGGCAGTGTTAAATCTTGTTTTATCATCAGATCTATTTTGGTTTGCGATTTTTTCTGACCATGATTTACCAGCATCTCCACCCCACAATGCCCAGGCAATGCGACCATTAGAAGGATAACCATCTTCACCTGGGCTAAAGCCTTCAGCCTTTTTATCTACTTCATGGCGTGCAAAAAAAGATACCATCCGGTTCACTGTATCTAAAGATAAACTTCTACCATTGATAATATCCCTAGCCCTAGCAATACCAACTTCTGTACCACCCCGGCCAAATTCACTACGCCAATCTAAACCTTTTTGTGCTTCTGATTTCATGCCGGCAGTAGGCTCATAACCTTCTGCTCTATTTTCACCAAATTCTGTAATGTTAATGGCGGTTAGTTGATCTTCTGCCTGCGCCTGGGTTTTGTGGCAACCCAATAATTCATTGGTATCAGATTTAACTACCGCATACCCTTCACACTCAGGATGGTTACTTACTACGCTGTATGGCATCTAAAATCTTCCTTGCTTCATCTAATCTAGGTGTTAATTGTGGTTGGCCTTCACGCATACCTGTAACACTTGCTAGTTCACCATAAGCACCAAAGGTAACCAAAGATACTTCTGCTAAATGAGCTTTAATTCTTTCCATAACACCATCAGGCCTTTTGCGGTTTTTGATTGGCATAAATCCAACTGATAGTTGATCTAATGCGCCATCTTTAACTAACTCTAATGCTTCATCACCTTCACGCGTTTTTGAAATTTTAAATTCAGCATAAAGGCCTTCATCTGTTTCCCTTAACAATGTGGCACGGCCTAATACATTGTTTTCACCATGACCTCTAAGAAGTTTTACCCGGTGTGGTGCTTTAATAACTTCTGCAAAAACACCTTTTCTAAATACTTCAATCATTGTGCTAGTGATGCGTTGTTCTTTGTTGTAAGGCACGGCAATACCAAAGATGGTA